CTCTGTAGGTTACAAGGAGCGGCTGTAGAGTTTTCTATAGAAATAGTAGTGTTATTAGGGTCTGAGAACACAGGGAACCTAAAGCTTCCTGAGTCTAATGGTAGTGAACCTTCTGTGGTCCCTTGGATAACGGTAGCGTTGAACTCGCTAGTAAAGGTGTCCCTTAGGTAAGGGGTGACCTTAACCTCAAAGAACCCAGTGTCCTCGTAGAACAAGGTTCCGTTCTTAACGCGCATCTTACCGTTGGATTGAGTCTTTAGTTGTCCTGCGTTAGCTTTGAACAACAACTCAGAAAATACATACTTCATTGTGTATTTAAGTCCAACGTAGAGACTTTCTGATGAGCCTGTGAGTCCTCCTCCAACTTGGTTGTTAGCAAAGCTCACCCTCGTGGTGTCTCCCTCTGTTACTTGAACTGTGTTCTGAATCTCTAGGCCGTCCTTGGTGTAGACAGACAGAGTCTCTCCAGTAGCTAGGCGGTAAGGAACAACAAAGCTAGGCTCAGCTACGGTAGCGTTTAGCGTAACCGATACCCTTCTGTCTAGGTGAGTGTTGTAGCCTTCGGGGTCTCGACGTTTGCTCTCCATCTGAATCTTGAGGAGAACGGTCTGAGATGAGCCTTCAAGAGCTTGTACGATGAACAACTCAGAATCAATAAACCCAACAGCCCGGACATCGCCTTGGCTCAGGTTAAACTTACCCCAAGAACTAACAACCTTCTCGTTACCTCTAAAGAAGTATCTGTAGACGTATATGTCATTACCGTCCGCCACAGCCATCAGGTTCTCTGCGCTGCTGCCTGTCATCGACTTGAGTCCTCCTTTTAGTGAGGTCCCTGTGTAGACGGCGTGTGGGATGTATTGAGGAACGTGAGCTGTTATCTCGTTAGCGTCGAATACGTCAGTGGATGAGTTAATGGTAAACTCTCGGATGCCAGTGAAGTCACCACGCTTAAACGGGAAATAGATATAAGAACCAATAGCCACAGGCTCAACAGACTTGTTGTAGTCGTATTCTGTGATTTGGTTTACAGAGACTGACTTAGGTGTCAGTAGTTGTCCTCCCTTGAGAACGAACTGACAGAAGTCAGAGAACAGCACTAGGTTGTCTTGGAATGCAACAGCAGCGCGTAGCTTTGTGACCTTGTCGGATGACACGTTGACATCAATAGGGTCACTGTCCAACAAAGAGGTTACGGTAGTTCTGTAGAAGTTGTAGTTCTGGTTTTGTAGGTCAATGTCATAACTACCGAACTTAACTTCACTCATGGACACAGAAGACTCAGAGAGGAAACCTAAGCGCCCTTTGAACTGGAACACTCCGTTAATTTTAGAGCCAATAAAGGAAGGGTCAGGGTTTGTGTCGGTGTCTCCGGTGGCTAACTTATCGAGAGGCATGTGGCCTAGCTCAAAGGTATCTAACCCGGTGCTCTTAAGAAGCAACGGCATGGTGTTAACGTCAATGCGGTTGTTAATGTCACCACCACTAGTCTCATACCAACTACCCTCACCTGAACGGCTGTCTGGGGTGTCGGCTTTGTAGCCATTTAGTCTGAATTGAACATACCTGTCGTCTTCTCCAGCCTCTTGGTCTCCTTGAATGAAAATCTTAAAGTTGTGCGGAGCAACTGTCGGTAGGTCAGTAATGTTTGGAACACTCTTGTGAGCTACCCCAATGCCGTCTCCCGCAATAGAATCCTCAACTGTAATGGTGAAGTCTTTGGTCGAGCTAATGACCCCCAAGGAGTCTGACTCAAGAGACGTGGTAAACGCAGTGTCAGACGCCAGAGAGGGAAACTCGCTGTAGTTCGGGTTGTTTATGGGAAGTCCACCTGTTTTTACATCACCCGCTGAACCAATGTGAGGAACGCTTGTTTCTATGAATGATTGAGGAGGGACTATGTTTAAAGGTTTGTCGTAGTATATTTCTGGAGGAGCAGAAACAAAGGGAGGGCTAGTTGGTCTTGTTTTTACATCAAATAAAGAGCCTTCAAAAAGGTTACCTAAGATAAACTCAGTTCTAGCTTCTCTAGGTCGGTTAAATAGAGTGGCGCCGTGTAGGCTCTGAGAACTTCCTGAGTAAACCCAATTGGTGTAGGTATCTTCTTCTGTCTTGACGGTTACTCCATACTTACGGTCGTAGTCTCCTTGTTTAATAAACACCAAAGCATCATCACTGACAGGTGAGCTAGTAGTGGTGTCCTTAGCTACCGTTTTCTTAGTGTTCAACACATACGTAACATCCCCGGTAGTATACATCTTAATGTCATCAGCCGGGAGCGTCTCTGTGTCTGCGGTGCTTCCTATAAGACCGTTAAGGTAGTTCCTTTCGTCTAGCTCAAGGTCAGCGTTGGGTGCGTTAGTTACTGTGTATTCAATTACACTCTGAGATTCTTTTGCTTCACTACCGTAGAGATTAATGTTTCCGTTTGCTGTGCTTATCTTAACTTGTTTACGGTCGTTGTCAGAAGCGACAGATAACACATCATAAGAAGTAGTTCCTTTGCTAGGTCCCTCTATTATACGAGCGGTCCCTAGTCTTGCTGCATCAGTAGAGGCAACAGTAACTGGACACTTTTGGGTCAGCGTGGCGATTACGTAGGACCCGAAGTCTTCTACTGAATCAACAACACCTGAGTAGCGTTCAGTGATAGTAGCCTGTGTTCCTGTCTCAAGGTTAAACGCAGAGATAGAATGCTGAGTGCTTTCTATAATAGAGCTTTGTTTGCTGTTAACTATAACAACATACCTCTCATCGTTGTCCCTCTCGATGAAGTGAACCTTAGACGCTTGGTTAAGCGCAGAGTTATCACTGATGCGAGCAACGAACTCACTAGAGGGTCGCTTCTGAAGACCATCCACAACACTGGGTAGAGCGTTTAGCTGTTCCTCGCATTGACCTGAGAAGCGAACAGCGTCAGGTTGCTGAGAAACCCCTTGGATGAGGTTGGTTACAGAAGTGTTGATTAAGGGCATTAGTAGATATTGTAGTTGCGATGAACACCGATACGGCGGAACACATCCTCACTGTCGAAGATGGTGCGGTCAGAAGATTGAGAGTCAAGCTCAAGAAGACGAGCGCGAGCTTGCATTTCGTCTAGAGCGATTAGTGATTGCAGCTCGGTGCTGCCTACCATGCGGCCTTGGAAGAGCCTAGAAGCACGTAGAGTGATGTAACGCCGAGCAACCTCCGCTAGGTCGTCCCAGTCTAGTTGGACGGTGAGGTCACACTTGATTGTCTCAGTGAATACATCAGTGCGGTCTTTACGGTTATACAAATACAAACCCCTCTGAACGACATCATTTCGGGTGTCGGTGGCGTCTACAAATAGTGTATTGTCGGGTAGTCTGAGTTTGCCTGTGTCTTCTTTAACAGGTTCGTAGTCAGTTATGGTATTAAAGTGCCACTCTTCGGTTTGCACTTCTTTTGAAACTTCACGTAGAACAACTAAAGCGGTGCTAGCTGAGATTGGAAGTGCTGCTTCGTTTGAGATTGAGTTTATGGGTGCTTCACCAATATGCCCAAGCATTTGGTTTACGCTTTCTAGTTCTGTAGTGAGAGCCATTTGATTATTTAGAGTTAGCAACGCCAGCGTTTAAGAGCCAACGCCTTTCTTGTAGGACGACCCTTCTTGTCTTTCATGGGTCCTTTAACGCCTGACATGCGAGCGCAAAACGAACGCTTACGAGCAGCCCGTTTTCCTTTAGGTTTTTTCTCCGTTACCGGAGCTTTGAGTTTAGAGCCAGTCTTACGGTTATAATAGTCTCGTCCCTTTTTGTTGAGACCGCCTTTCTTAGACTTATGTTTGATTCGTAGGTTTGCTCTTTTCTTCATAAGAAAAAAAGGGGCCTCCAAAGATTACTCTAAGGAGACCCCTAATAGGTTAGTTGTTTAGGCAATAACACTCACAGCACCTTCTGGGCGAAGAATACCATGACCCATTGCATACTTAGCAAGCATGAGGGTGGACTGCTTAGGCATTGAGTATTCAGACTCAACAGCGAGGTCCATGAGCTTAACAGTTCCGATAGCTGACTTGTGACCAGCAACGAACTTAAGCGTGTTAAGACCAGCGTCAAGGTAACCCGCGCCAGTAGAGCCGCCATCAGCGTCATCGAACGGGTTGTTGTTCGCGTTCTCGTCGCCTGTATTGACCGCATTAGAAGTGATGTCAACTAGGTGATTAGAGCTGTAAATCTTAATACCAACAAGCTCCAGAACCTTACCAGCAGCAATGCTACCAGCGCCGCCGAAGTCGCGGTTGATTGCAGCACTGTCGCTACCCGCAAGCAAGTAGTAAAGCTCAGGTGTCAGAATAACAAAACGGTCCTCAGATGGGATGTCTTGTTCGTCCAACTTCTGTGCAATAAGACGGAAGGTCTGAATAAGTTTAGCAGCGGTATCGAGGTTATCAGGTGCTCCAGTAGTGCCGCCCAAGTCAATAACGATGCCTTGGTCAGCATCTGGGTTAGCACGAGAATCAGCGTTTACCTGAGAAGCCGCTACGAGAGTTCGCATGGTCGCAAGGTCAAAACGCTTAGCAAGCGCACGGCCCAGCTCGGTGCTATACGCAGAGCGAACGTCGTAATGATTTTTTAGTTCATCGATGTTAGCAATTGACGTAGCCGCAATGAGAACATCGTCAATATTAATGACGCGCTCTTTGTGCTTAATCTGAGAAGTGTATTCTCCGGTGGTTGGACCAGAGGTGACTTTCTCAAAGATGTCATCACCGGGGGTGTGATACTTCGCAGTAGCTTTACCCATTGTTGGGAACTGCGCCGACTTACCGCTCGAAATAGTTCGAACAGTATGTAGGTCCTTCATAACGTTTGTTTCTTCGAACGTTGTTAGAACTTCGTTTGAGAACACTTTGAGAAACAAAGCGTTGTCTGCTGCAAATGAGCCGCCAGTTAGGTTGGATTGACCTAAGCGTGACGGAACTGTTTGTCCGTTAGCCATAATAGTTTAATAGTTTAAGTTTAGTTTTTTTTTGGGTTCTTCGTTAGTTACGGTTTCGTTCACTCGTTAGCGTTATCCTTTCGGGCGCTCCGGTTACTAGTTAACTTTCCCAACTAGAAATTCTTCAATGCCGTTAGCGTAACTAGACGCCAACAGTCTGTAGTCAGAGAACAACTCACAGTCTTGTCTGTTGTCTCCGAAAAATGGTTCACATAAAACAGTAGGAATGTAGTCGTTTTCAGCAAACAACAAACCCCGGTCTCCTTTGTTGAGACCTATGGTTCTTCTGTCTATCGTGTCAAAATCTTTTAATACTGAGAACTGTAGTTCTTCAGCTAGCCTTTTGCTTTCGCTGTTTGGGCTATTGTAAAGCATAGAGCATCCTTTGGCTCTGCCTGTGTAAGCGTTAAAGTGAAGCTCAAGGGCTAATTCAGCGCCGTCTTC